ACGAAGAGAAATTAAAAGATTTAAAAGAATATAAAAAGAAAGCGACAGTTGTATTAACTGAAAATGAAATATTATATAGGGATCTGGATGAAATGAAGATGAAAGTATATGATGAAAGGGCAGCATTGATATTAAAATCTTTTGAGTGGCAGAAACCAAAGAATGAGTATGAAGTAATTAATTGTGCATCGTGATATGATAAAAGAAATAATAGATAAACATTCTCCGGAATGGAAAGATGAAAACTTTAAGGGTTTTAAAACTACAGAGATAATGTATTGTAAAATTGACCATATCATAGCTGTAATTGATGGAAATGAAGAAATGGAAGAATATGTTGTAACATTATTAAGATTGCAAAGATTTATTGAAGATTTACAAAAATGATAGAATTTATAAAAACAATATTATGTTTAGCTTTAAGCTTTGGATTTCATTGCATAGTATGGGAAGATGATTATGTAAAGTCTAAATTCTGGAAAATATATTGGGCAATAGTGTTGTTATGTTTATTTCCTTTAATTATGATGATATGATAAAAAAAGAATGGCACTTTATGCAAACACCAAAAGAAAAAGCATACAACATATTTAAGAAGTTTTACAATGTAGACGGTCAAGATTTTCACAACACACTAACAAGCAAGATAGGTAAACAATGTGCGAAGCTGCATATAAGCCTTATACTAGAAAATGAAATATTAAAACCATCTAACAACATAGAATATTACCAAGAAGTACTAAATGAAATAGAAAAACTATGAGCAAGAAACTAATACAAAAGCTACAACAACTATTAGACAAATTACCAAAGGGTAAAAAAAGAAAATCAATAAGAGAAAAACTACTAAAATTAAAGTTAAGAAATAAATAAATTAAATACGTTATATATATGGAACTAGTAAAGATTAGTAAAGTAAAAGCAAATGAAAGCAATCCCAGATTTATAAAAGACAATAAGTTTAAAAAGCTAGTAAAGTCAATTAAAGACTTTCCGGAGATGCTTAAACTTCGCCCTATTGTGGTTAACAGTGAGCTGGTTGTATTGGGTGGTAATATGAGATTAAAGGCTTGTAAAGAAGCCGGATTAAAAGAAGTCTACATATTAAAAGCTGATGAACTTACAGAAGAACAACAACAAGAGTTTATTGTAAAAGATAACGTGGGGTTTGGAGAATGGGATTGGGATATTTTAGCTAATGATTGGGATGCAAATAAATTAGAAGAATGGGGATTGGATGGATTTCCTTTTGAGGATTTTACGGGAGTTGAAGAACCAGAAATTGAATTTAGCGAATATTTAGATGAATCACATAATTATGTTGTTTTGCTTTTTGACTCTGAAGTTGATTGGTTGTCAGCACAAACTCATTTTAAAATTAAATCTGTTCATTCAATGAGAGCAAACGGAAAACCTTGGTCTAAAGGGATTGGAAGGGTTTTAAATGGAGCGAAATATTTAAGAGATATAAAGGATGAATAACATATACATACCTTCTTACAATAGAGCTGACAAAGTTAGAACTTATGAGTATCTGGGTTGCGGTAAGATAATTGTACCTAAAAGCCAACAGAAAGAATACAGAAAAAGATATGGCGATGCAGTTCAAAGTATTGAAGATAGCAGAGATGGTTCAGTATCTAAAAAAAGAAATGCTGTTTTAGATTTAATTAAAGAAGAACAAAAAGATGGATATGGATGGATTATAGATGATGATCTGGTAAAAGTTAAAAGAAAAAAAGAAAGCAAAGATTTAGATGGTGAAGAAACATTGGAGTTATTAGAAAGGCTATACATAATGGCTAAAGATTGCGATATTAAATATGCGGGAATAGATTACTCACTTGATAATATGAAGCTTAAAGACTATCAACCATTTTCTTTTACTAAAGTTATATTTCATTGTACTTTAATTTGTGAGAATGACGGAATAAGATATGACGAAAGATTTAAGATAAATGAAGATGTTGAGTTTTGGGTACAAAAGTTAAACTCAAACAGAAGACTTTTAAAAGACAATCAATATGCAACTGTAACCTATGGAGAGGATGGGGGAAAAGATAGTGTGATTAAGTATACAAATGATGATAGGAGAGTTTACGCAACTATGTTGAATAACAAATGGGGGGAAAAGATAATGAATTGGAATAAAACAAGGTTTGAATTTAAAACACCAATAAAAGGAGTATGAAAATATATGCACCTAGTTACAAAAGAGCTAAAGGAGTTAAAACTCACAAAATAATAGAAGATATAATTTATTGCGTTCACGAGTTTGAGGCAGATGATTACAAGAAGTTAGGTTATAATGTTGAGGTTATGCCGGACAGTATAAAAGGAAACATAGCAAGGGTGCGTAATTATATGCTTGATAACTATATAGGAGAAAAAGGTTTGATTGTAGATGATGATCTGGAAGCTATAAAAAGATGGAATATAAAAGAGGGAAAGCCAAAACAAGAGATAATTAAAAATATTACGGAATGGGTTGAGCAAGGGTTCAATATGTGCGAAGAAGTAGGGGCTAAACTCTGGGGGGTTAACATATTAGGAGACAAAGGAAGTTATAGAGAATATACACCCTTTAGTTTAACAAATACTGTATCTGCTTCTTTTATGGGATTTTTAAATAATGAATTGAGATTTGATGAAAGATTGCCTTTAAAAGATGACTATGATTATTGCTTGCAGAACTTAAATGAACATAGGAAAATATTAAGAATTAACTATGCTTGTTTAGTGAAGAAAGACCACGGAAATTTAGGGGGATGTGCTGATTATAGAACAATGGGCAGAGAAAAAGAACAAATAAAATTAATGCAAAAGAAATGGGGTTCAAAAATTGTGAAGTTAGATAACACGCAAAAAGGTAAAAAAATAAAAACCTTTGACTTAAATCCTATAATAAAAGCACCAATAAAAGGAGTTTAAATATGAACAAAGATAGACACATAAAAAAAGAAAGCCTATTAAAAGCATTAGAGCAAAGTTTAGGTGTGGTTACAGTAGCTTGTAAGAAAGCAGACGTTCCCAGATCCACTTACTATAAATGGCTAAAGGATGATGAAGTATTTGCAAGGGAAGTCCGGGACATTGAAAATGTAGCATTAGATTTTGCGGAAAGCCAATTACATAAACAGATAGCAGATAACTCAACTGCTGCAACTATATTCTATTTAAAGACTAAAGGCAAAAAAAGAGGATATATAGAAAGGCAAGAGATAACTGGAGCAGATGGAATGCCTACTAACTTTCAAATTGAGATAATTGATAAAACCGAAGATACAGACTAATATAGTTTATAAGCATCTAGCCAACACAGATAAAAAAATTGTAGTTGAACAAGGTGGAACAAGATCTGGTAAGACTTATAATATTCTTTTATGGATTATATTTAATTATTGCTCTCAAAACAATAATAAGATTATAACCATATGCCGGAAATCATTTCCTAGTTTAAGGGCAACTGTGATGCGTGATTTTATGGCTATCCTACAAAACTATAATTGTTATAGTGAGCAGTATCATAACAAGTCTAATTCAGAATATCACCTATTTGGAAACCTAGTTGAATTTATATCTTTAGACCAACCGCAAAAGATTAGAGGGCGGAAAAGGGACTTACTATTTGTTAACGAGGGGAATGAGTTGTATTATGAAGATATGCAGCAGTTATTATTCAGAACACAAGATAGGATAATATTAGACTTTAATCCATCGGATGAATACCATTGGATATATGACAAACTAATACCTAGAGATGATTGTGTATTTTATAAAACAACTTACCTAGACAACCCTTTTATTGAAGCATCGATAAGAAGCGAGATTGAAAGGTTGAGAGATACAGATGAACAGTATTGGCAGATATATGGATTAGGAGAAAGAGCTGCGAGCAGAAGCACTATATTTAAGTATGTTGAGGTTATCCAGATCCCGCAAGAAGCGGAATTGATTGCATACGGAATGGATTTTGGTTACACGAATGACCCAACTACTTTTGTTGCTGTTTATAGCCAAGGGCATAATCTTTATATACAAGAACATCTATATAGAACTCAAATGACTACGAGTGATATAAACAAATTCCTTAAAGAATTAAATCTAACAAGTAAACCAATCTACGCAGATAGTGCAGAACCAAGGCTTATATCAGAACTACGCGCAATGGGTAATAATATATTCCCAAGCATAAAAGGTAAGGATAGTGTAAATGCTGGTATTGACCTACTTAAAAGATACAAGATACATATACTATCAACCTCAACAAATGCCATAAGTGAGTTTAGGAATTATAAGTGGAAAGAGGATAAATCTGGTATGTTGATTAATACTCCGGAGGATAAAAATAACCATATTATTGACCCTTGCCGTTATGCAACCTACTCAATATTAAGCAGACCAAACTTTGGTAAATATGCTTTACATTAAAATAAATTTGTGTATATGTTCATAAAATTGTATATTGTGGTATATTAGTTAAGTTCTTTTACATATTAACTAGCGGAGGCAATTCACTCAAGGAGACAAAACGCACAACTTGTAAGCGAGTATTAGTATTGATAAGTGTTATCGGATGATAAACGTACTTTCGGAGGTACTAGAGAAAATATAGTTTAGCAAGCAATGTGAAAAGATAGCAAACCCAAGCGAGGTATAGGGCGCAGTTGAAAGATACTGAGAAATGAAATCGTATGTGGCTATTGACCGAGTTTGTAAACGAATGAGGTTTAGAGGTATAAACAGATGTTTAGAACAATGCTAGTTTTTATGTAAATTTAAAAAAATAAAACAGATATGACAAAACAAGAAACAGAACAAGAAGTAAAAGAAGTATTTAGCTACTTAGCAGATTTAAGAGATAGTGGTGTAACCAATATGTTTGGTGCATCACCTTATTTAATAGAAGAATTTGGTTTTGATAAAAGAACCGCTGCTAATTATCTTGTATTATGGATGCAATCATATAGAAATGAAAAAGAATAAAACCGGAATAATATTAGTATTAATGTTAGCATTTTTTGTTATAGTATTAAATGCTTTAAATATATATATAAATGGAATGGAGTGATTGCTGTGGAGCAGAAAACCAATGGGATCTGGGAATATGTGCAGAGTGTGGAGAACACGCAGAATTTAATCAAATAGAAGAATAGATATGAAAAAATTATTACACAATTATTTAGTAAAGAAAAGCATTAGACCTTATAAGTTAGTAGCTTTAAGCACTGGTGTTATTGTAGAACATTACCGTAATGGTAAATTAAAAACAGAATATTATGGATTGGTATAGCCCACCGGAATACAAAGATTATGAATGCACAGAATGTGGTGCAGAAATAGATAAACCCGGAGTTTGTTCTGGGACTTGCCACGAAGCAAGTATGATTTAATAGTTAGTTAGTTTTGAGTTAAAAGGTGCATCTTAAATGGTGTGCCTTTTTTTATTATATTTACTATGTATAAAAAACCATTTTAAAAACGTTATATAGATATGAATGTGAAGATTAAAATACCAACATCATTAAAAGATATTACATTAAGGCAATATAAAAAGTTCTTAAAAATTCAAGATAATGAGAAAGACTTGAATTTCTTAAATGCAAAAATGATAGAAATATTTTGCAATATAGAATTAAGAAATGTGATGTTATTGAAAGTACAAGATAGTAATGAGATAACAACTATACTAACAGATTTGTTCGAAGAAAAACCAAAGCTTGTTACTAACTTCCAGATCGGAAAAGTAAAGTATGGATTTCATCCGCAGTTAGATGATTTAACATTAGGTGAGTATATTGATCTGGATACCTTTATTGGAGATTGGGATAATATAGAAAAAGCTATGAATGTTTTATATAGACCTATTCTAGCTAAAATAAAAGACAAATATAGCATAGATGAATATAAGTTAGGGGAAGAAGTTAAGTTATTGGATATGCCAATGGATGCAGTTATTTCATCTGTTTTTTTTTTGTGGAATTTAGGGATAGACTTGTCGAAAACTATGATGAATTATTTGGACAAGGAGGAAACACAAGCCTTGACGCAGTATCTAACTTCACAACCAAATGGGGATGGTATAGCAGCATTTACAGCCTCGCTAAAGGGGACATTACAAGAATTGAAGATATCACTAAATTAAATGTACATAATTGTTTTATGATGCTATCCTTTATGAAAGATAAAGCAGAAGTAGAAGCAAAAAGAATTAAAAAAAATTTTAAATGAGCAACCAAGGAGTAAGAGGGTTTTACCAATTAACCACAACAATAGAAGAACAGCTATTATCGGATGTAAATAATAATACAGTATCTACCGGAGATATAAGTGATGTAAATCTTAACAAGCAAGACATATTTCCTTTGGCTCATATGATTGTAAACAATGTAAGTGTTGAGGAACAAGTGTTGAGGTTTAACATAAGCATATTGGCTTGTGATATTGTAGACCAATCAAAGGATGTAACGACAGATAGATTTACTGGTAATAATAACGAGCAAGATATTCTAAACACACAGCTAGCGGTCTTAAATAGGCTTATACAGAGATTAAGGATGGGTACATTGCATCAAGATATGTATCAATTAGATGGAGTACCTAATTGCACACCATTTTATGACAGATTTGAAAACCAATTAGCCGGATGGAGTGCTTCGATGGATATATTAATTTACAATGATATATATATCTGCTAATGGAATTAAAAAATGTAAATGCTTTTTTAAATGCCTTTGCTAAAAATATAGTTGATAGCGCAAAGAAAAATCTAGTTGATGACCACGATGGACCTAAACAAGGTTCTAAGGGTTTGGGAAGTTTATATGACTCGGTAAGTTATAGTTATAACCAAAGTAAAGAAGAAATAATAATAGGCTTCTTAATGGAGGACTATGGTAAATTTGTTGATAAAGGTGTAAGGGGTAAAACCTCAACATATCCAGAAACCGCATCTGCATTATCTAAATTTCGATATGGATCTGGTAATTTTCCAAAAGGTGGATTACGTAAAGGAATTAATGCTTGGTTGAGGAAAAAAAGATTTCAATGGCGGGATGAAAAAGGAAGATTTATGAGTTATGAAAGTATGACTTATATTATTGCAAGAAGCATATATAACAAAGGTATAAAAGCTAATCTATTCTTTACAAAACCATTTGAAGCTGGATTAAGAAGTTTAACAAAAGATTTAGGAAACGCATTTTTATTAGATGTTGAAAGTGCGATAAATTTTAATGAAAAAAAATAATTATGGATTGGTCATTAGAGATAGCATTTCACTACCCACACAATAGGTTTGCACTAGGGTGGGAATTTATAAATGCAGACAAAGAATATAACTACAACACTATAAAACTTTATTTATTTATAGCTACACTAACACTAGATTTTTAAGATGGCACAATTAGCATTAAGAAACCCACAATTTAAATTTATAGAAGCAAGCTCAAGCGCAAAGTCTGTTGTATGTGAAGTAAGTATTGATAGTACATTAAGATATACTTTGACTAAAAACCTACCTATCATTCTAACGGGAACACAAACAATTAATTTTGATATAGCAGAATTAGCAAGGGATTATATTGAGATAGAATACCAAAGTACATACGCACCACAAACAGTTGATATTTCAACGGTAATAAAAAGTTATACTTTAATAAATGGAGGTGGTACTGAAGTTGATAGTGTTACATATACCGATGTTGGGTTTGAAGCCTATGGAACTTTTGATGAGGGTGCAAATCCAGAAGTACCATTTGGAAGAACAAAACCTACATATTTAATACCTATAAATGAAGATACAGATACCTTTACAATATTTGCTCCAAACAATACTGCTGGTAAATTACCAAGCATAACTGCTTTGAATGGATTAGTTGTTACATCATATACCGGTAGCGATACAAGTGTTACAAATGTTGATGGAGTTGTGTGTAATATTAAAAGAATAGATTGCACAAAATATGGTGATGGTAACAGAATTATTTACATAAACAAATATGGTGTTCAGCAAGACTTGTGGTTTTTCTTAAAACAAACTAGAAACATAGCAAGAACAAATGAGGGTTATAAATCAAACACAATAACCTATCCGAGTGGGGCTGCTGCAAGTTATTCTATTCAAGATGCACCTAACAAAGTATTTAACACACAAGCAAAACAAACACATACTTTAAGCAGTGGGTATTATCCAGAGTTTGCTAATCAACAATTTGAGGAATTGCTATTAAGTGAATTCATATGGTTTAGCACACTAAAAAAAGGAAGTGGTGTTATTATACCGGTAAAAGTTAAAACTTCATCTATTGCGTTTAAAACAAGCGTAAATGATAGATTAATTGAATACACAATAGAGTTTGAAGAAGCATACGATTATATAAACAACATTAGATAATGCGTAGATTACAATTATATATTGGTAATGATAGAGTTGATTTATTTAAGGATGAAAGTGTTCAACTGACCCAAACTATTCAAAATGTAAAAGACATTGCAAAGGTGTTTACTGAATTTACTCAAACATTTGCTGTTCCGGCATCCAGAGTTAACAATAAAATATTTCAGCACTATTATAACTTTGATATTGACTTTGGTTTTGATGCAAGAAATAAAGCAGATGCAAAATTAGAATTAAATGACGCACCTTTTAAGAATGGTAAAATAAAACTTAATAGTGTAGATTTAAAAAATAATGTAGCCCATACATATCATATTACTTTCTTTGGTAATACAGTAAACCTTAAAGATGTTTTGGGTGATGATTTATTAAGCAGTTTGGGTGCATTAGATGATTATTCACAAGTATATGCTTACCAAGATGTTGTAGACACATTACAAGCATTTCCAACCGGAAACAATAATATTGTAGTGCCTTTAATTACACATACAAATAGGCTTATTTATAATTCCGGTTCACATACAACATATGACCCCGAAGCAACAACAAACAATATAAGTCACCACGGATCTGGAACACAAAACCAAAATGGTGTAGATTGGAAGCAGTTTAAATATGCATTAAGAGTGCAAACTATAATAGATGCTATTGAAAGTAAGTATACAATCGCAAATGGTTATGGTTCAGATATTGTGTTCTCAGATGATTTTTTTAATGATGCTACAAATGAAGAATTTGATGATTTATTTTTGTGGTTACATAGGAAAAAAGGTGATGTTGAAACACCTAGTTTTGGGGATGCAAGCTGGACTTTAGTAACAGAATTAGGAACAGAAACAACAAGTGGTGATTATGATGTAATGACACCGGTAGCAAATGTTACAAATGGACAATTAACTATTGATACATCTTTTGGAGATTATAGCTTAGACACACCACAAGTAGATTTATTGTTCACTCCAACACCATTAACAAATTTAATTCCTTATGATGTAAGAGTAACAGAAACAAATACCGGAACTACAGTTACACAAAATGGTATTGTTGGACAATATAGTTTTTATACAAATGAACAATTAGCCGATGGAACATATTCAATAGAAATAAGAAGTGATGTGTTGGTGCAGTTTGCAGCCGGTGGTATAAAATGGACACTAGATGCAGAAGAAAGAGATGATGAACAACAATCATTAAATGGCTCGGTTGTATTTCAAAATGCTGCAACATTTGGAACAAGTGCAGTATTTGAATTTAACATTACACAACAGATACCAAAAATTAAAATTATAGATTTTTTATCCGGTTTGTTTAAGATGTTTAACCTTACCGCCTTTGTGAATGATGTGGGAACAATAGTTGTTAGAACTTTGGATAGCTATTACGCAGCTGGTTCACAAACACCAATAAACATAGATAAGTATTTAGACACTAAAACATCAAAGGTTGAGGTTGCATTGCCCTTTAAAGAAATAAATTTTAGCTATAAAGGATTAGGTACTTTATTTGCTAAACAATTTGAGCAGATATACAATTCTGGATGGGGTTCAATTAGTTATAAATTAAACAATAGAATATATGATGCACCAACAGAGAATTATAAAGTGGAATTGCCTTTTGAACATATGCAGTATGAAAGACTTTATGATATAAACCCAAGTGGATCTGGAGCATCAACAACAGCACAATATGGTTATTTTGTAGATGATAATTTTGAGCCGTATTATGGTGAACCTTTATTATTTTATCCTATTCTAAACACTGGTGAATCAATAAGAATAAGAGATTATGATACCGGAGCTGCACCGGATGATATAACAAGTTATTTTATACCATCAAATAGTTTGGCTTTAGATTGTGCAACAAGTAAAGTAAACATACATTTTCAAAATGAATATAATGAGTATACAGTTAGAGAAGTTGGTGACCCGGCTTGTTTTACTGACACATTATTTGAAACCAAATACAAGACTTACATTCAAGATGTATTTAATGAAAAAAGAAGATTGATAAAAGTTACTGCTTATTTGCCTATGAAAGTTTATTATGATCTGGAATTGAATGATTTGATAGAGCTGGGGCAAGATAGTTACAAAATAAATTCACTTAAAACAGATTTAACAACCGGTAAAACAGAATTAGAATTATTAAATACAATATTATGATTAAGAATATAATTGACTTGTTGCAAGTTGTAGATGGGGGAACTGAAAATATAGAGATAGCAAAAGGAAAATATGCCTTACCTAAAACTTTTAAAGGTCTTATAAAATCAATAAAAAAGAATAAGTAATGATTGAAAAGGATTATACGTTAAAAATAACGACTAAAGATGCAGAGGCTAATTTAAATCAATTAAATAGTACTCTTAAAGAACAGAATGAAATCCTTATTGAATTAGAAAAGGAATTGCTTAAGGTACAAGAAACTCAAAGCAAAACATCTAAAACAAATCTGGAGGGGCAAAGAAGATTAACTAAACAAGCAGACCATCTTAAAAATTCTATTAAAGACCAAAAGCTAGGTTTAAAAAGTCTTAACCTTGAAAGGAGAGAAGCTAACACTACCTTAAGAGATTTAAATAAGACCAATACTGAAAGTATTAATATACGGAGAGGTATTGACAAATTAACTGGTGGTTTAGCAACTAAGGTATTAAAGTTAAAAAAAGGGCTTTTTTCATCAATTAAAGTAATTAAAAATTTTATTGGTGGATTAAGTGGAATACAAAAAGCATTAATTGCAACTGGTATTGGTGCTTTTGCAGTTGCTGTTGGATTAGTTGTTGCGTATTGGGAAGATTTAGTTGCATTATTTGACGATGGTAGTAAAGCATTACAAGACCAAGCAAAAGAAATTAATAAGAATATTGAATTAAATAATATACAATTAACATCATTAGAGAACCAAGAAAAAATTCTTGAATTACAAGGTAAAAGTACAAAAGCAATAAAGGAGGAAAAAAAGAAAATTTTAATATTACAACAAGAGGAAAATAGGCTTTTACTTGAAAATCTTAAAACACAATTATTAAGAGAAAAAGAACAACAAAAGGAATTAACTTTTTATGAAAAATCAAAAATAGAATTAGCAAAAATCTTTGGTGGTTTAGGCGGACAAGCTATTGCAACCGCTAATGCTTTTAAACAAACCGAAGAAGAAGCTGAAAAGTTAAAAGTAATACAAGATTTAATAACTAAAGCAAAAACTGATGACCAAAAAATAACAATTAAATTGTTAGAAATGGAAAAAAAGGCATCAGATGTAAAAAAGAAAAATGCTAAAGATGAAGCGAAAGCAATAGAAAAGGCAGAGAAAGAAAAAGCAGCCGCAATAGAAAGAATAAGAAAAGGATTAATTGATACAGAAGCTGAAGAACGTGCAGAAAAGTTAAGATTAATACAAGAAGATTATGATGAACAGATAGCATTAGCCGCTAAATTTTATGGAACTAATTCTATAAAAATATTAGAATTAAGGGCAGCACAAAAAGCAGCTATAGATGCTCAACAAGAAGAGTTTGATACAGAGGATAAAGAAAGACAAGATAAAATTGATAAAGAAGAAAAAGAAAGGAAAGATAAAAAATTAAAAGATGATGAAAAAATAGCAAAAGCTAAAGCAGAATTGCAAAATCAATTAGCGGGAGAAGTTGGAAATGCTATTAGTACAATAGGAAATTTATTTGAAGAGGGAACTGCGGCATCAAAAGCATCTGCACTAGCAGAGATTGCTATTGGAACCGGTATGGGTTTTATAAATGCCCTTGACATTGCACAAAAAAGTGCAAAAGGTACTGGACCCGCAGCAGCATTTGCTTTCCCAATATTTTATGCATCACAAATAGCTGCAGTTTTAGGAGCGGTATCACAAGCCAAAAATATATTATCTACTGTGAAAGGTGGGGGTGGATCTGGAGGAAGTGCATCAGCACCAACAGAGGGAACATCCGGAATTGCACCACAAATACCAGCATTTAATATAGTGGGTGCAAGTGGTGAAACACAATTAGCAGATGCTATTGGAGGACAAACACAAAGACCATCAAGGGCATACGTAGTTTCAAGTGATGTTAGTACTGCACAAGAATTAGACAGAAACATTATAGAGGGTGCGAGTATTGGATAAATGCAAAATTAAAAATTAAAAACGTTATATATTTATGAAGATAATTGAACTTATTTTAGACGAAGAACAAGACGATATTGGAGTAGAAGCAATTTCTATTGTAGAAAGTCCGGCGATTGAAAGCGACTTTGTTGCATTAAAGAACCAAGAAATTAAACTTGCAGAAGTAGATAAAGAAAAGAAAATACTAATGGGTGCTTTATTAATCCCAAATAAACCTATCTACAGAAATGGTGCAGAAGGAGAATATTACATATATTTTTCAAAAGATACTATCGTAAAAGCATCACAAATGTTCTTACAGAAAGGAAACCAAAGTAACTCAACATTAGAACACGATGAAGTATTAAGCGGACTAACTTTAGTTGAGAGCTGGATTGTAGAAGACAAGGAGAAAGACAAGACTGCATTATATGGATTAGAAGTACCACTAGGAACTTGGATGGGCAGTGTAAAAGTAAACAATGATGAGATCTGGAATGAGTATGTTAAATCAAATAAAGTTAAGGGCTTTTCTATTGAAGGTTACTTTGCAGACAAAATGGAAACACCTAAGGATAAAACATTAGAAGACTTAATGAGTGAAGATGATATTTTACTTAATAAGATAAAAGACATACTTAATGCAGAGAACTAAAAACAATAAAATATTTATTCCCAGTAGAACATCACCTAAGGGCGGAGGACGTGGATGTTTATGTTGGGATACTAATAAGTATTCTAGTGAGTGCTGTGATGGCTCTATGCAAGCACAAGGGATAGGAGTTATAACAAGAACAGACTGAAAATGCAAATTTTAATTTAATAACCGTTATATAAATAGTATGAAAGCAAATCAAATGTTAAACGAAATAAAAACGCTTCTTAATATAGAAGTTAAACTTATGGAAATGAAGTTAGAAAACGGCACAGTAGTAAGTGCTGAATCCTTTGAAAAAGGAAACGAAATATTCATAGTTACTGACGATGAGAAAGTAGCGATGCCAGTAGGCGAATATATTTTAGAAGATGGAAAATTATTAGTTGTTGAAGAAGAGG